TAAACATTTTCAATATATGGTTGTAATTTACCATATATTCTATATAACGAAAAGTTTTGTCTTTCATCATTAAATCTTTCAGCTAAATTTAATGGTACACTTATGTCACCTTCAATAAGATGTCTGTTTGTACCATCTAAATCAATATTTAATGTGGTATCTAATAAAGGAGCACCTTTATATTGTTTATCCGCTGGGATTAATTTATAATTCCTGTCCATCATCTTTAGGTGGTAAATATTCGTTTATGAACCTTTCATAAGCGGAAGCTCCTTGTCTTAATCCAAAGTAAAAGTAGAGTCCGGTACCTAGTCTAAATTGTTGACCCGCTGAAGTGGGTGGAGTGGTGGGTATAGTAGAAAAATAACCTAAAGCGGTTTGTGATGAATTACTATCATAATATGCTGGATTACTCCAAGTTTCTGTAAAGTTCAGACCACTATCTTCGGGTAGTGGTGTTCCTAACCCTTGTTGGTATCCTTTGATTGCTAATTGTGTGTTCCCGAAAGTATAATCGTTATTGAATGTTCCATATCCAGAAGCGGAATCCCAACTATAATAAGGCACTACTTGGGTATTTTTAATACCAAAATTACCACCTTGTATGCAATTTATTAGGTCTGGGTCTCTAGGTATTAACTGAAACCTAGTAAATGTAGCTCCCAAGTAATTTGTTTGACTATTTGGATTATATGGGATACCTCCGCCTCCACCATATTGTGCAAACCATACAGTACCTTGACCATAATAACTATCGGCTAAATCTGTGGTAAATACAGAAATACCCATTTGATTGTTAGTTGCCAATAATTGTGCTATATCTCCATCAATTACCCTATTCCTATAAGGTCCTGGATTGAAATTATCTCCATCACTACCCCATCTTAGATTTCCGGTATTTCTGTCATAAGTAGCACCTGGTTTACTATCAGCACCGAACCATTTGTTTACACCAGACCACACAAATTGACTATAAGAGCCTATAGCTCCAATTTTTCTTTCTATTATCATTCCTAATAATTCAGCGGTAGGTTGGAAGCTGCTGGGTTTTAATTTATCAACATATATGCATTCGTTACCAACAGTGTTAGATTCCTTACACAATTCAGTTATACATGGGTCTAGGGGACCTAAATCTACAATAGTTGTTGGGAAATTTATTCCTTTGTGTGCAGATAAACCCCCACCGCCTACGTTATCTTTATTACTGTTAAAATTAGTGAACCCATTAATAGTGCCGAAAGGACAACTCCTATAGTAAAAATAAGTGTTATCATTTTCAGTTTTTGCTTCTACTAACCTACCATCATATTTCAAATCACCCGACGCAGGACTTCCATCAACCTGATTTATTTTATCTTTTTTAACCATGAATTTAGGGAAATATAGTGTTCCATTAATCCAGTTATTACTAAATTTCATATTAAACACTCCCTCACATAAAGCTGTGTATATATTAGCAAGTACTCTCCATTGATTTAAACTCCTATACATACTGTAAAGACTATTTATGCAAGTTGCCAATGTAACTATAAGACCAACCGCTAACGCGATGTATACAATTATCGCACCAGCGTTAAATGGTAGATATATAGCCACTGTCAAACCTACTAGAGATAATGTAAACGCTGTAAATACTGCGTTCTTAAACTCTAAAACATAACAACCTCTAGGTGCCTGACCTTGTTTTCCGGTCCAATAATACGCTTGGTCGTTAGGAAAACCTACCATATATCTCTCTTTATTACAGTCATTTACACCACTACCAGGGTCATCCGCTATAGTTTCTTGTAAAACTTTATCTTCTTCTTCTATAAATAAATTAATCAGAAAATATACGTTAAATTTAAACGATGTACCACATTCACAGGGTTCACAGTTGGGGTAGTTGTATAATTTTCTTACTACATAGAAATTTTTAACCAAGGCCCAAGCGATGGGTGTGTATATAAATAAACCCATAGTAGGTATCGCAATAAATCCTGCTACCATATCTCCAATAAAATTAGTTATGAGGGAAAAACCTACTGGAGCGTCGATAACCGAGACAGAAGCTGTTAAACCTACAGTTGATAAACTAACCGCAGTAACAGACCTTAACGCCAATTGACCATATTGAATTATTAAGGATATTATTTGGTAACAGATTAAAGATGCGGTGATTGTTAGTGTTATGACTTGTAATAACCTTGTTATCTGTGTTGTAGAAAATTTACTGGTACCACCCCTAAAAACATCATTAACTGGAAATTCTTTAGTAATATCAGTACACCTTGATTCGGGTGCAGGATTTATGGTTTTAATACCTAAAAATCTCCATCTACTATTAGGTCTTCTATCATCTGAACCAGCATTAATATTTTGTCTATAATTGTCTATAAAACTAGCTACACTATAAACTCTATTAGGTAAAAACTCGTAAAAATAATCTGTAGCTTTGTTAGCTGGTGACCCATAAACATCTCGTGGTATTGAAACTTCTGGATAATCTTCTAATTTATCTGAAAACGAATAAGATTTTTGATAATTTACATCATCAGTATATTCCCTTATATTGGGTACCAAATATCTACCACTTCTTACCTCACCCCCTGTACCATCAAAAGATATCCTAAATCTATATTTTGCTCTAGTAGGTATCCCTACTTTTGGGTCATCAGATATTATTTGTTGACCATATTCATTAGTCACTATAAAATCTAAGTTCATAGGTAACTGTGTTACCCAAGCTCCATTACCATCAATTACCTTTCCACCATTATCTAAATTAAATCTTTCTAATTTAGGTGTACAACCATCTTCTTCTTTTAATATGGTGTGTCTAATAGCTTCAATAGTACCAGTACCAGTAGTTAAATTACATAATTGTCCTTGTTCTTTAGATGGTACTCCACTTATAGAAACATAATTATTATCATCATCAGTAATTATTGAACCAATAAATGTAGAACTAGGTGTTATTTCTACACCAGAATCTCTTAAATCAAAATCTACTCTAGTTATACCAATCCCACACAAATCCTCATCACCCCAAAATGGAACTACTTGTATTGCCTTATTTTGTAAAACTATTTGTGGTAACGTATCCAAATTTTCAGAACTTTTAAATTCCAAAGCACTTTCAAATCTAGATGCACTGACACCTTGTCTAATAAATTGATAAGGTCTCATAGAATAACAACCAATATCACTAACATCTATACTTGCATGAATTGTTTGATTTCCCAAAGGTACACCCCACAACATATAATCACCACTTTCATTAGTTTTTGTGGTATATTTGTAATATTTTTCAAAAACCTCTAATATAACTGGGTTATTTATAACTTCTTTTGCTGTAAAAAAGTTACCAGTCGCTTTATGATTACAACTTTCAGATTCTTTAGGTAATAAATTATATCTATACCCATCTTCATTTTTATCTGTAACTTTACGATATGGATATAATTGAGAAATTACCTCATCTTCAGCATCTTCATCAGTTATTGGTACAAAAATAGATATTTTAGCGTTAGGTATTCCAAATCCACCATTTGCTTGAGCACGACCAACTATGACACCATAATCTGCACAGGTTCTAGAATAAACCTCAGACTTAATTATCTTTAAACTTAATATTTCTAATTGGTCAAAGTCTTGTTCTAAGTTAACAAAAATATTTTTGTCTTGATTAGGTTCAGCTTTAATCCTATATGATTTAGGCATATGTCATTCTTTATAAAATAAATAGTTATTAGCTTAAAATCAAATTTACTTAGATAATTAAATATGTAAACTAATTAAGATACTGTTGTTTGATTTGTTGATTTAACTCTAACCAAAACATCTTTAGTTGGATATCTTACTTGAAAGGATTGTGTTGGTTGTGCGAATATAACTCCGTCAATTAATTCTATTTGTTTAGTCGCATCATCAATATATCTTTGTGATACTTCATTACTTGAATATTCTCCCCCAACTTTATTGTATATTCTTAAGTCAATTAAGTTTTTTACTCCGTCTTGTGCTACCAAATCTTTAATTAATTCACCAACAAATACATCGGTACCCATTTCCCTGTTTCTAGGAGCAAAAAATTCATTAGTTGTGTTAATCACATTTGTTATTATAACACCACTATTAAATGATGGGTCAATCAATAAATCAATTTCTAATGATAAATCAATAACTTCCGCTGGTTCAATAGTAATGTAATCATTTAACATTCTATAATCTGATAAGTACTCACTAATATTGTTCATTAATGTAGTACTAACATTTGATGTTAATGAACCATCGGTATTGTATGATAGTAATTTAATCATAACTTTATTTTCTACTTCCATAACACCAGATTTAGCTGGTGCACCAAAAATAGAAGGCATTGTGTCCATTAAAACTTTATAATCTGAAAGAGTAACCGCTCTTTTTTGTGAAGCGAAATTAAAACCAATATAATTTCTAATTTCTTCTACAGTTGGTTGGTTATTTCCACCTATAGCAGCTGTAACATTATTAACACTCAAAGACTCAGTAACTGACCTGTTTATATTAATGTTTGGACCATTTAAAACAAAATCTATAGTACCAAAAGTATTTAGTGTATTTGGACCTATATTTGTAGCTTTTCCACCACCAACTCTATATTGAATAAATAATGTTGTGTTAGCTCTAGGTGAACTACCCAAAGAAAAATTATTCATATACCTACTTAAATCCATTGTAAACCCTTGGGTTGTAAAATCATCTAATGTAGTTTGTGAACTACTAGTTCCACCACCTAAAGTTAAATAAAAGAAACCTTCTGGTGTGTATTCTGTAGTGAATCTTTGATTTACAGTTTGCCATTTACCTACTTTTACACCAGGTAAATCTGATTGTTTAGTTGTATCTATAACAAAAACTTTATCTTGTGCTAAAGCATCAACTTCATACCATTTATTTTGTGAAGTTATAAATTCAGTAGCTTTTGGAACTGCTTGTATATTAGTACCATCTTTTTGAATTACTCCAGTTACACCTAAAATATTTTTCTCTGGTAAAAATATTTTTAAAAACGGTAACACATCATTATTTGTTATAACTCGTTTAAAAACTTTTGTAATTCCGTTTATTACAACTTCTCGTTTTGTTATTGTATAACTAACAATATTACCATTATTGTTAAAATTAGGCACTTTTGTTCTGTTTGGGAAACCAGTAGCATCAAATGGTACTGAAAAGTCAATATCGTGTATATTTTCAAATACTTGTCCCGCACCTTTTATTTGTGAACCTCTTCTAAGTGTACCCAAATATCTAAAATCTTCTTTATCACCACCACCAGAAGTTTGTAAAACTGGTACTGTAATACTAAAGTCACAAACAGACACTGAAGGTCTATTACCAGGTATCTTTAAACCATAGGTTCTAGCAATGTTAAATAATGATGACCTTTGATTTGCATATTGTAAAACTGTCTCTTGTAAACTTCTATCTATATGATAATGTAAGTTATCAGCAATAGCCGCATTCAAATCAAGAAAAACAGAAAAGAGTGACGCATCATTAGCGTTTTGAATTAAGTCTGGATATTGGTCTTGTACATAGTTTAATAGTTCTCCCCTTAAACTAACAAAATCTCTTTCAGAATAAGATATTTTATTATTTGCCATTATTAAATATTAATTATTACAAAGTCTCGTGTTTCAAAAGCATCACTGTTTATAGTATAGTCTAACCTTACTTTAGCTGTATGTTCTTTAGTACCTTGACCTGCAACTCTATAAACACGAGGGTCATTATCAGCTACTACCGTACCTGGTAATTCTTCAGCTTCCAAAGCACTTGTAACTTCAATATTGGTTAATTTTAAATTAGGTATATATTTTATTACTTGTTCTCTAATTTCAGCTTCTATAGAAGCAAAAGAAGGAGCATCTAATGGTTCAAAAATATATTCATATAAAGAAGTACCAAAATCTGGTAAAAAGTACCTACTTCCTTTTCTAGTTAATAACAAATGAATTAAATCAGCTTTAATTTCTTGTTCGGGGGTTTCTGTCATTTTTAAGTAATCCCCAAACACACTATCCTGAAAAGGAAAATCAATTCCAAATGTTTCTCTTTCTGCCATGACTTTTATTTATAAATATTAACTTTTGTAAATCTAAACTGTAAGGGTCAAAACTTCTTTATTATATAAATGTGGTTTGCATGAAAAACCGTAGTTTTCTGCTATTTCAGCAACTACGGATTTAATAACTTTACTATCTCCTGTTATTATTTGTACTTCTTTTGTGTCGTACAATTTTTGGTCATATAAAAAACTATCTACAATTTCGGGGGCTTCATCTATCTTATAACCTTTAAGATTTAACGTATACATCTTCTCTTAACTCTTTATTAAATTTTTGATGTGGTGGCCAGTATGGACAATGTACACACTTACCACCACAACAAGAACCTTTTTTTATATGGTATTTTTCTGTTAATACCATTTTATTATTGTCATCCAAATAAAAATCTTCTTTATCGAACTTTAAACACATATTATAAATATTAACCTTCGCAACTAACGCATTCCTGCATCGCATTATTAGCTATATCACCTCTTAAAACACTCTCTGTTCTAACATAATATAAAGTTTTTATTCCTTGTCTCCAAGCTTCTAAATGAACTTGGTTAATCCATTTTGGTGTCGCTTCTTTTGGAAACGCAAGATTTAATGATACTGATTGGTCAATAAATTGTTGTCTTACACCAGCTTGTCTAACTAATTCTAATTGATTTATTTCTTTGAATGTTTTAAAAACTTCTTTAACTGGTACAAAATCTAAATGTGAATTACTTTTTTCATCAATATGTGTTATCTTATTGTTCATATAACCCCAATAGTCCAATTCTTTTATATCTTGAACTGAACCACCATCACTTAATATTTTATCCCAAGTTTCTTTGTTATTAATACCAATCTTTCTAAATATTTTTTCTAGTTCTTTATTTTTTCTAATAAAAGTTCCTTTCGCACTCTGTTCCGTATAAACATTAGCTGGAATAGGTTCAATACCACTTGAAACACCCCCAGCTAATTTTGAATTTGATACCGTTGGTGCAACAGCTCTTAGATGTGTATTTCTCATCCCAGTACCAACACACCATAAAGGTTCTCCATATTCTGTAGCCAAATCTCTAGAAGCTTGTTCGGATTCAGTTTGAATTTGACCAAAAATTCTTCTAGTCTCAAATTGAGCTGGTAACCCCTCAAATGGAATTCCTTTTTGTTGTAAATAAGTATGCCAACCAAGAACACCTAAACCTAAAGCTCTACCTTTTTCTGCTGAACGAACTGAGTTCTCAAATCCTTTTCTATATTTTGCCTTTTGTATAAATTCTTCAAGAACACCATCTAAGAACCAAGTAGCTGTGTAAATTAAATCAGTATCTTTCCATTCATCATATTTTGATAAATTCAATGAACTAAGACAACAAACAAATGAATGTGATTCATCTGTATGTAAAACAATTTCTGAACAAATGTTTGTCATAAATACTTTAAGACCATTTTTCTTGTAAGATTCTGGGTTCTGTTTATTAACATTCCCCTTATACATAATATAAGGTTCACCGGTTTGTCTACGTTTTTTAAGTAAATTAGCCCATTTTTTTCTAGATTCTTTATCACCAACCTCAAGTTTTCTCATAAACTTATCACCTATTACAACACATTGATGAAGATTCAAAGATTGACGATTAACATCACCTTTAGGTTCTCTAATTTCTAACCACTCATCAAAATCACCGTGTTCTATATTAACATTTACTGATGCTGCTCCTCTTCTTACTGCACCTTGATTAGTTGCAAGAATTGTAGAATCATATATTTTACAAAATGGAACAATACCATCACTAGTACCATTATCAGTAATAGATGAACCAGCTGGTCTGATTTGGTTGATTCCAATACCTACACCACCACCATGTTTTGCCAATAACATCATTTCAAGATTTTTAGTACCAATATCTACAATTGAATCTGCAACATCAATACCAAAACAAGAAATAGGTAGTCCTCTTTCAGTTCCTGTGTTAGATAAAACTGGTGTAGCTAAACATAACCACCCTTTCCAAATGTAATCAAAAAATTTAGTAGTTAATTGTGGTTTGCCTAACCTTTTAGCTACTGTAGTAGCAACTCTCCAATACGCATCCTTTGGTTTCTCACCTGGAAGTAAATAACCATTAGAAATTGTTTGTATATATACGTGTGTGTTTGCCCAACTTGGGAAGTCCACGTCAACTTCCCAACCTAAATGTTCTGCATAATTTTTCATATTTAATTTAAATTTTTTTGTTAAAATAAAGAATCTTCATCCCAATCGTCATCTTCACCTGCCTTAGAATAATCTGTAGGTCTAATGGCAAAAAAATCAGTGTGTGTAAGACCACCTGTCAAATGATAAAACCAATCAAGATTACTAGATTTTTCTTGGTTAACGATAAATAGTTCACCGTAACCCAATTCTTTTAATTTTTCATTAGTTCTTTGTTTGATAAATTCTTTCAAATCCGAAGCTGATAAATTTTCTAAATCACCCATTTCAAACATTTTATCAATAAATTTTTCTTCTAAATCTACTATTAATTTTGCTGCTGAGTAAATATCTTCTTTGCTTTCTTCTCTCAACTCTGGATATTCTTCACACATATGATTGAATAGTTTACAACCCATTCTTGAATGTAATGATTCATCTCTCACAGACCATTTCATCTGTTGACCAATACCCTTTAATAAGTTTCTCAATTGAAATGAATAAAGAACAGCAAACGATGAATATAATGAAACACCTTCTGCAAATGCAGAAAATATAGCTAAACTTCTAGCAACTTCTTTTCTAGCTGTAGGTATTGTTATTAAATCATTGTGGTCATAATCAGAACTAGTATTCATCAATAACTCAAATTTGTTAGATATAGCTTCTTCGTGTAGAAATGCTTCAAAATTTTCAAGACCAAGAGTCTCATTAAGATAAGAATAAGCAACAGCATGAATAGTTTCTTGTGAACCAAACATCATAGCCATTTGACGAATCTCGTGTTTTGGAAACCATCTAGTAACCATAGTTGTCCAATAATCACTTACCGCACATTCAGTTTGTGCAAAACCTAATAAGATATTCCCTACTAAATTTTTTTCAGATTCAGTTAAATTTTCTTTCCAATCTTTAACATCACCTTGCATTGAAATTTCAGTGTGTAACCAAAATGCCTGAGCCTGTTTCATCCAACCTTCAGTATAATATTCTGGGTATTCAAATGGTTTATATGGAATTCTCTCCTTAAATAAATTTTTACTTTTACTCATTTTATAATTTTATTATTAGTTTATTTGTTGGTCTCTTCTAGCTAATGCTGCTCTAACTCTTTCAGCTTGTCTTCTTTCTCTATCTTGTTCTAAACCTAATAAAGTTTGAGATTGTTCGGTATCTATTTCCAATGTTGCATTATTAAATTTACAATTTTCGAAAACAATACCATCTTGACCAACTCTTGATTTGGTAATTGCGATGGTAGCTAGACCCATTTCTTTCTGTTGTAATGTTTTTGCTAGGGTAATAATTACGTGACCTACTTGTGCTTTCTTTATAGAACCACCCATCATATCAGTTGTAACTACTTCTGAACTTATGGATGTTCTATTTCCTTGAGCTGCGGTCCAACCTGCGACATCTAATTCATTACACATACTTTCAAATTGTCTCATCACTAAACCTTCTCCTTGCCAACTTTCATTAAAATGTTTGTCTGGAAGTACACAATCAATGTAATCTAAAACAATCATATCAAATTTATTACCTTCAGCTACCAATTTTCTTATTCTATTTTTGATAGAAGCTATTGTTATTCTATCTGATGGTAATTTTTCTATGATTAATTTACCTCTTCCTTTTTTATATGGTGCAATCTTTTCTAAAACTTCTTCTCTTCTAGAAGATTGTTCTTGTGCTGGTATCCCAGACCAACACGTAATATGTTTTCTTTGTATAACTTTTGGGTTATCCTCAAAAAATATTTGTAGAACACTAAACCCCATATTATAAGCTGTGTTAGCTATTTTAGTCAATACAGTGGTTTTACCAACACCAGTGGGTGCTAAAAATACACCAATCTCTCCTTTAGCTAAACCACCATCTAAAATATTATCAATACCGTTTATACCTAAAGGTATTGGGTCTCTAAAATCATCAATTAAAGCTTCATCTAGGTCTTGGAAAACATCCATTGCCCCATCTGTAACTTCTCCAATTTGTGTCGCTTGTCTAATATATTCCTCACACTTATCATAAGACTCAAAATCACCGTTCTCAATTATTTTATTAACTTTGACTATAGCTTTTTTAAGTTCTTGTTGTTTACAAAATTTAAGAGCTTTTTCTTGTATCCACAAATGGTCTTCAACATTAACTTCCCTTATCTCGACCAACATATCAAATATGTTAGTTCTAGCCATATCGGAACTAACTTCCAATTTGGTCATTTGGTCTAAAACATCAAAAGTTGGTGGTGTGTTGTATTTTTCAAAATATTCTTTAGTCATTTGACTAATCAATTTAAAATATTGATTGTCAAAATACTTTGGGTCTATTACTTCAATTATATTATTAGCAAACTTTTTATCAGTTATTATTTGGTTAATTAATTTGATTTGAAACGTGTGTCCTAAATAACCAAAACTTTTATTTTCTCTCATCTATCTTACATCTTTTAAGGTAATTAATAAATACTATTAAAGTGTAGTTTCTAGATATTTTCTCTCAACTTTTTCAGCTGACAATACGTCAGTTAATTCTCTTAAAATTCGTCCAAGAAATGGTCTAATATCTACAGTATATCTTACTTTTCCTGGGTATATCCAAGCTGGAAAAATTCTATGTGATACTACTTCATTGTTCAATTTTATGTAGATATTAAAATATTCTTTAGGTGCTTCATCTAAGTCTTGTTCTGACAAATTGACAGTGTATATATATGGATTATAAAGAGACAATAAATAATCTGTGGATTTCATCTTTAATGACTTCATTATATCAGATTTTATATCATTTACCGTATCATACAAATTTAAAGACCTAATATTAACTGGTTTATACCCTTTAACATTAAAAAATCTTTGGCAAACAATGTGGTCTTCCAATGTTAGTAAAAATTCGAATTTTGTTATTTTTCTATCTTCCATTTTAATTGTTTTGTGTTTTATAATAATTAATTTCTTTTTTTCTTATTTTAATTAATGGGTGAATAAATGATGTCCAATTGTCATCTTTTTTAGATAGTACACCGAACAACCCATCTTCATTCATCATTTGTACTATATTTTCATTTTCTCTACCTTCTGGGTCTAAAGATTCGTTTATCAAATCTAATATTTCAGTCTTAGCTTCATCAGTTAAAAAAACATTATTTAAATCTATTATCTTCTTATTAATTTTAAAAAACTCATCACCTTTCCTACCATCCGCTGAAAGTCCATTAGATAAGTTTTTTAAACCCCTATCTTTACTGCCTTCAGTAATTTTATTCCTAGTCTTAATTAATATTTCTTCTACAGTAACCTTTTGATTTTCTATCTCTGGAAAATGTTTTATTAAAGACTTTTCACCAAAATACATAATTCCTTTGATATTGTCACTTCTATCACCTAATAAAATTTTAACTATGGGGATGTTTGTTGTTGGGATATTTAAGGGTAATTTTCCTATTCTAACTTTGTCATTAATTCTAATAAGTGTATCGTTTGTATTTAGTAATACATTAACATTATCATCAACTAATTGTAATAGGTCTTTATCATTTGTTAACACTGTTTTTATTTCATTTTTAGAATGAGTACAATAATATGCGATGCAGTCATCAGCTTCACAATTATCGTACTCACCTTGTCTAACAAATAATTCTTCTAGATACTGTGATATCCTATTTTTTTGACGGAACATATCATCAGTCTTATCTTTATCTAATCTTTTTTTACGATTTACCTTATAGGTTGGATATAAGTCTCTTCTATATTTGTAGTTTTTTCTTCCGTCCCAAAAAACAACTACTTTATCATACGACTCATTTTCTAGATTTTTTTTGAGTGTGTTTAAGAAATAAAAAATAGCACCAAAATGTTTATCATTATGGTAAAAATCTTTTACACCATGAAATCCTGTTTGTAATATACTATTACCATCGACAACTAATGTCTTTAACATTTTGGTTATTTATGTGGTTAAATACTATTTTTCTATCTCTACTAAATCTACTTGGAAATTCAATTCTTCACCCGCTAGTGGATGATTTAAATCTAAAATTACTTTGTCTTCTAATAACTCTTTAACTTTAGCTAGAATTGGTCTTCCATCGACAGTTTGTCCTTGTACTGTTTCACCAATTTGTGGATTAAAATCTTGTGGTAAAGCCTCTCTTGGTACTTCCGTTTGAGCTTCTTCATTTCTTAAACCATAAGCATCTTCTGGTTTTAATTGTAGTGTTTTACTTTCACCTACTTCCATACCAATAACTCCTTCATCAAATCCTTTAATCATTTGTCCACTGCCAACTTCAAAATCTAAAGTTTGTCCTCTATCATGTGAACTATCAAATTTTTCACCGTTATTTAAAGTTCCAACGTAATGAACTTTAATTTTGTTTCCTTTTTCTACTTTTGCCATTTTTTTTAATTTAAAATATTTCTCCTGTGTCTTCGACAGCTAAATTATAATCACCGTCAGAGCCAATTATGTTTTTCCAATAATCAGAGTTTTCAGATTTATAATCTTCTATTGATTTTTTTTCTTCGCTAGCATCTTTACCTTTTAAAAAACCGTGTGGTGTAACTAAAATTTTACCATCTTCATAACCCAAACCATTTACGTGGTTTTTCATAATAGATATTTTAGTACGTGTAGCGAATTTTACTTTTCTTTTATCTTTTGTTGCTGTTATTTTAGATGTTCCAGCATTTTTTTGATTCCCAAACAAAAATACTAATGTGGAGTTTAACCAAAGTGATTCACCTCCTTTAGCTTTAATTTTAGGTTGTGAGAATGGGTTATCTGGTAGTTCAACCCACGGTTGATTTACCGTAATTAAACTATTTAAATATGTTGAACTAGTTTTTCTAGAACCAGTAATTCTTTGGTTTATCCCCATACCAATTTTATCAGATAATACACTAGCGTTATGCTGTTTTCCACCTTTACCATCAAAAGTCATTTTACATGGAACAGAACCAACTGAATCCCAAAGGAAAACCAAATCATATTCTAATTCACCTTTTTCTTGTGCATCTAACAAATCATTTATATAATCAGTGATTTGTTCAATATATTGAAAATCGTTATTGAATAAGAAAAAACCGTCCCAATCTCCTTCCTCGGTTAACTCACAATCAAGACCCATTAATTTAGCATGGTCAAAATCCCATTTTTGTTCAGTTATAATGAATACCGGTAAGATACCTTTCTTTTGAGCATCAACAGCTGTTTTAACTAAAGCTGTAGTTTTTCCAGTATCAGAATGACCAAGAAACATATTTATATGTCCCATGGAAGGTCCTGGTATTCCAGTAGCGTCTAAAAACGCTTCCCCCAAATCAAAAAACCTGTCTGGTTTGAAGGAAGCTTTTTTAGAAAATTTACCTTTAACGTCTTTAAAACTTTTTTTCTTAATTGCCATTATAATTTAATTTTAGAAAGGTAATTCTTCATCAACATCTTGGTCAGCCTGTGGGTCAAAGTTACCTACATTTTGTGTTTGATTTGAATTGTCTCCAAACTCTATAGTACTTTCTGAGTCACCATAAACATATTTTTTCAAATCACTATCCCATGTTGGGGTTTCTCCTCTAGCAATAGCTTCTAAATACTCAACTGGTTTTTGTGAATAAACATCTTTATATGTTTCAGAATTACTTAACCATTCTTTAGCTGTGTTTTCATCTGTAGACAACGGACTTGGGTCCTCAGCCATCACCATAGAAACAACAGTATAGTTTCCTTTACCATTAGGTAATGGAATTGATTTCAACATTAATGTTAAATCTCTACCTTCAACAGCATCTGTAATATCTCCTCTTTTTTGGAAAATTGGGATGATTTTATCCATGATTCCGTCACCTTTATAATTCCATTTAAATCTCCAGAATTTAACACCATCTTCTTCAGCGTCACGGTCAATAATTTTAACAATGTAAAATTTCTTAGAACGATATTGTCTAGCAATTTCTTTGTCTTTTTGATTGCCAGTCATCCTTAATGCCTCTTCAACTTCATTTAATGGGCTTCTTTCACCAGTTGGTGAACCATCACCATTTTTACCTGGGTCCATTAATTTAACCCATTGTCCATCTACTTGTACTTCATGAAAGAACACTTCTTTAAATGGTGAACTACCGTCACTTGTTGGTACGATTCTAATAGTTTTCTCACCTTCTTTTTCACCTTTAGGTAGATAAGTAGCGAAATACTTTTTAAGTCTTTCTTCTCTACTAATACTAACTTTAGGTGTATTATTATCTGATTGTCCCTCTTCGTATTGTTTTAAAATTGCGTCTAAACTACTCATTTTTATTTTTTTTTGTTAATTAAATTTATATACCTAATTATAACAAATAAAAAAGGGGAAGTCAATGAACCTCCCCCCTTAAATTTATTATATTATTTTTAACTAATCTTCGTCTGGATTGTATACCCAACTATTTTTAATATCACTATCATTATAATCTTCAACATCATCAGAAGTTAATACATAATCATGTTTGTCTTTTTGTTTTTTTAATTCACCTTTTTTTTCTTCCCAGTATTTTTTTGGTGATTGATTAAATGGTCCACTATCTAAATAACGTAATTCTAATTTTTCTTCTGGTGTTTGTGGTCTAAATTCTTCTATTTTATCTTCTAAATTACCAATGGAAGCCATTAGTTTATCCATATAGTTTAATTTATTTTCTAAATCATCTAACTTATCTATTAATGAATCTATACTATCTTTTTGATTATTAACACTACTTTCCAAGTCTGAAGTTTTTTCACCAGTTTCTTTTGTCATTTTTACAATGTCTGTAACATCAATTTCTTCAGTATTTCCACTAACATCTGTTGTAACATCAGTATCCATAGATAAATCATCTTCCGTTGTGTCATCTAAACTCAACTCATCTTCTGTTGTATCTGTATCATCTAATGTTAAATCATCAGTTTCCACATTTGTTTCACCACCCTCAGTTTCAACTTCTTCTTCACCCTCCTCTTGTTCAGATAATTCAAAGCTTCCACCAGCAAAACCTAAAAATTGTTCATCCAATTGTTTTACGTAACTACCTATTTGGTTGAATCTTTTTAATTCTTCAGATAAAATGTTTTCTATTTTTTTTATACGAGCCATTTTTTATTTTTTTATCCCATTAATAAACTCCTACCGTCTTCAGTAATCATTCTTTTATTAACTCTTTCGATAAGTCCGTCTTTTGTTTTAATTGTTTTACATTCTCCAGTTTGCATATCACATACTTCTTCAAACCCTTCCTCAGTTTTCATTTCTTTTTTATAAACAGTACTAGAGATAGGTTTTTTGATTCCTAAATAATTATCTAAATTTTTTTCAATATTTTCCATAATAATAACGTTTTATTTATAAATATTACGACATTACTAAATCTCTGTTTTAGTTTACAGCTAAATCTCTTCCACCGAATTGTCCAGTAGATGTTGACCATGGACTTGGTACCCAACCTTTTTCTTTAGCTTTTTTAGAAAAATACCTAATCATTGATGTTTGCCCATAATCTGGACCTGGTGTAAAGCTACTATCTTCCAAAGCTTTTTTTAGTTTAACTCTTAGTTTACTCATTAAACTACCAGGACTTGTATCACTTAAAGTTCTTTCTACTCTAAAACAAGGACACCTTTTGTTAGCAAATTCATTATGTCCTTTTAAAATATTCATCCATAAATCTGAGCCTATACCACCAGTATTGTCCAAAACTTTTGGGTTAGTAACTTCAACGTCTGATTCTCTTGTTTTAACAATAACTGACATATTATTACCCATTTTAAGTAATCCTGTTTTAAATAATAACCACAATAATGTCCATTCCAGTGTTTCTTTTTGTATTCTAGTTGGATGGTCACCTCCTTCATCTTTACCATACACACCTATTTTATCACAATTCGCTATCATACTAACAGCTAAAGACCTACTATTATGTCCCAAAGTGTGAGCACCAATTTTATTATCTGGTCTAGCACCATACAAAGTACCTTCTGGACTATTATCATTTCCTTCAGCTCCTCTACCAATTAAAAAATGATAACCAATACCAGCAAATCCTCTATTTATATGTTGTTGATTTATTGTGGAAACTGGGTCATTACCATAGTTTATTCCAGCGGTAACATGAATAATAATATAATCTAGTTTATCGTCATCTCTACCTCTAAAATTAGAATTACCGCTTTTAACTGATTCACTTTCTGTGGTGCTTTCTGGTTCAAAACCACCTTGTCTTTGTATCGCTTTTTCTTCTTTAACTTTTTTCCTTACTTTATTTAAAAATGTTTGATTAACCTTAGCTACTAATTGTGTTATTTCAGGCATTTTGTGAAATGGTACTCTAACACCAGTAAACGTAGTTGTCATTGTATTTGGTTGTATATTGTGTTCTACATCTAAAATTAAATATGGACCACTAAACATAGGTATATGTCTAAGTGAAAAATACATGGTTGGTTGTATACATACATTTCCCATAGCTTCTATTTTACAAGTATAAGACCTAGTTTTATATATGTTAAATAAACTTAATCCTTGAGTTAAAATACTTTTATCATTAGCTGATTGAGCCATAGACTCTGTAACAGCAAATGATTCTGAAGTATTTTTAAATTGACTTTGGTCTAAAGTTATTCCTTTAAAAATTCCTTGACTTTGTATTCCAAAATCAACCGCAAACGCAACTACTTTATTATTTTTTTGTGGGTCATAATTTGTAGACAATAAAGGATTTTGTGCAGTCCTGCCTAATAAAAATGAATCGTTTTCATACTTACTTTTTTTACTTAATTCACCACCAAGTTGTGTAGATGGTGGTCCTACATACTGACATAAAAATTTAGGTCCAGAATCCAAACTATCCACTTCCAAATGAGTACCAAAAATTGCATCAGCTTCATCTTGAGTACTTAACTTTGGTATAGGGGTATCTCCTTGGGATGTCATACCGTAAAAATTGATGTAACTAGGCATACCCATAAAATTAAAGAAATTACCTTGTAACAAAGAACCTATAATTGTTAATAAACTTGCTTTTGCATTGTTAGGACTACCAAAACTCATGATAGCATCAGTAGTAATAATTGCTTTATCTCCCACATCTCTATTTGCAACATCATAAAATAGAAAATCTTCGAATAAGTATTTGTTACTGAATTCTTCACCACTAACCCATTTATCATTTAATGTTTTAAATACTTGATATTGTTCCAACTTATTTTCATCACTTTCATATGTTGAATTATTAGTAAACTCTTCTATTTCTGTTTCTGTGGTCTCTGGTAGAACTTTTTGAAGTTGTATGAATAATTGATTTAGATAGTCAAACTGACTAAATTCCCATGACTCAATAACTTCTGTTTTAATCCTTTGTAAGAATTCTCTATTATCGATATTTTGGTCAGCTCCAGCTTCTATTCTAGCTGTCACATACATTCTTATAATTTTTCTTAAATTTTTAATATTAGTAACATTAAAATCTATATTAAACTCTCTAAAAAATTCAGTAACATAATTTCCAGCATCATTATATATTAAATTTAAAGTATAACCCGAAGATAATGAATCACTATAAAACCCAACATTTTTTCTTAATTCTTTCCATTCATTCGGATATAATGTGGTTGATTGAGTTAATGAAATATCTGGTGGTAAATTTCCTTGATAGTTTCCAAAATTAATATATTGTGTAGCTCCCGAAGAAGGTGCTATACTCTTAAATACTAATATATTCACATCTTTAGGGTTATAGAAATTAAAAGCAGTTTGGTGTGCTAAGAATTGTCTTAGTGTCACATTTATTTTATCCAACTGTGTTTTACCTAAATTATAACTTAACTGTGTGTTACTTTGTGTTGTATTAACTTTATCTTGGTCTATCTTTAAAAATTCTCTTAATAATTTTTGAAAGTTCAAAGACATAATATCTTCCTCATCATAAAATACCTGTGGGTCTGGGTCAAAATATTTTGTAAAGTTTAAAAAATATTCTTCAAACCTATCTAATATTTCTGGTGTAAATATATCAAAAAGTTCTTCTATTGAAGCATACTCTTCATTATTTACAATGTCAAAAGACAACTGTTCTTCTTGGTCACTTAATATTCTTTTTAAATATTGGTCTGGTCTAGGTAATGTATTTGGTTTATGTTCAAAATAACCATAATTTGATAATCCCCAAACTAATCTAACAGCACCATTAGTCACATTTTGATTATTTTTTAAATAATACGGACTTTCAACTTCAAATTCTAATTGTGATTTTTTCATACCTCCCTCACATGGAAATAATAAATATTGAGCTGTTGTATACCCACTTAAATAACCTTCTCTAGTTAAGTCATAATAATTAAACCATAAATTAGCTTTTGTTTGTATTGGGTCCGTATCTATTGAAGTTATTGTAAGTTCTTCAGCGTTTTTTAAATATAAAGATTCTTGTAATATTAATTGATTAATTTGATTATCTGTTATTGGGAAACCACTAATATTTAAACCATCATACAAAAGTTCACCAGTTACAAAATAATAAATATAGTTATTTAGTTCTGGATAAAACCCTAAATTTAATTGGTCTGTGGTTGGTGCTGGAGACCATTGTCCACCAAAACTAATTAATGCATTATTAACTCCCACATTTAAATCATACGTGTACCCTAAACCATTTGTATTGTTGAAGTATGTATTAGCATCAAAATTATCCCATACGTCACTTAAAAAATCATTACCATTGTCAATGAATTCTTTATATCTATGCCATATAGCACCATATTTTAAAATCCAAGCACTAGGTAATGGGTGTACTGCAGATACTTGATTTAACGTTTTAGCTATATAATCACCATATATATTATAGGTTGATTGATTCGTTAATAATGTTTTTTCTCTTAAAGTTGGTAGTGGTAATGAATTCAAAAATAAGTAAGCCGCTGATTTATATGGATTATCAACATTATTAATTTCGTTAGAAACACCTTCAACTAAACTATTAATAAAATAAGGTGTATTCAATAATGAAGTTATTTGTTTAGAAAAAATCTTACCATTGTAATCATTACCATATTCTAAATTACCTTCTGTTGTAATTAAGTTTTGATTACACACGTATTCTGTTCCCTCCTGATATTGTACCGTACCATAAAAAGTTTCCCAAGAATTTCTAGTATTTTGATTATTAACAAACCTATCTTGTACCTTATTAGATAATTCTGTTAATGCTGTTTTTGTTGCCCAATCACCATCAGTGTAAAATTGTATGTTTTCTACAACTAAAGATGTTGCATTATTTGGTATTATTGAAGCGAAAACTTTTTGGTCTGCTTGGTAATTAATACTTTGTGAAATATTATTTAAATTTTCATAACTAGATATATCTATACCAGCAGCTAAATTATTTACAGTCCAAGATGTGTTTGGTGATGTTGAAACAAAATGTGAAAAAGGAAAAGTTTCCAAAATATTTTCATTTCTAATGTTTCCAGAAATTAAAACAGAATTTAATTTATCCAAAGTTTCTTGTATGTCACCATCATTTAATTGATAAGTTAAATTTTTAAATTCGTTAAAAGGTGTCAATGTAAAACTAGAATCATTTACTTTAGTCCTAATATATGGTGTATTAAATTGGTCTCTTATTAATAGTTGGTAATTGTTTAATGGTGATATTTCTTGTAAATAATCTAAATAAGTATTGTAATTAAAGTTTTGATTTTTAAGTAATTCATTAAGGTCAAGCAAACCACTTAAATATTCTTTTATATTAAAAGCCTCTATTTTTGATAATTCGTAAAATGCATTTTTACTAACATTTTCTTTTAATCTAGTTGATAAACCAGAAAAAACAGAAAATACTGTAGACCTATCCCAAATTTCATAATTGAATGGAACTACAGATTTATTAATATAAACTTGTTCTTCACCTAACTCAAATGATGTAATAGGTATCCAATTACCACCAACACTATTAACTGAAAATTCTGGTTTGGTATCAGAATTACTGATAAGTTGAGCTTTAAAAAATTCTTCCACAAAATAAACTTCTGGCCACAATATATTATCATAAGCCTTTGTTTGACCTAATACTTTTGGTGAACCTGGGTAAGTACTAACATACTGTGGTCCATTTTCATCAGTTTCTTCAATATAATAATGTGGCCAAGGGTAAACTATAACGTCTTCATCAACACTACTAGGATTACCAGGTCCTTTAACAGCATTTAATCTATCTAAACTATCTCTAACCGCAAAAGCTTCTGAATGTGTTTCATCCATCAATCTTAAAAATGTGTCAGCGTGTGATATAAATATAGCAAATATATTTCTTATCGTTGGATTAAACCCTAATGATTCTATAACTACAGAATTTACAGCTGAAGTTAATTCATTTTCAATTTGTGTCCTTTTTGTATTAAATACTGTTATTATTTTACCTATTTTATCTTCAAAAATATCAAACCTAAACCAATCACCCGTACTATCTTCAAAGCCTGTAGGTGGTGTTGTTATAAAATCATCTAATTTTATATCGACAGGTATGGATTGTTTACCTCCATTGCCAAAAGTTTTATTTCTTAATAAAGATTCATTACCTTCTTTTATTCTTTTTTTTATATTTTCGAAAGCTTCTTTTTGTTTTACTGGATTATCCCTATATTGTTTTTTAAATTGGTAATATACTACGTCTGTAGATATATCAACTTGTGGACCACTAACTGAATTTATATCTGTATCAATATATGTTGACCTCCAACCACCAGAAGTTAATATTTTATTTCTATATAATGTTGAACTTTTATCATAAGTTTCAATATCATCCAAAGCATCTAAATTATAACTTTTTAATTTTTTTTCTATATCATTTTCTAACTCTTTTACTCTTTGTATTAAGTCATCTATTGTTATATCTGGTAAATTTTCACTAATTAAACCTTTTGATTTGTAAGCAGCATATACTTGACTTAAAATTTGTCTTCCACGACTAGTTATAAAATCAGACTTTTCATCCTCATTAGTCTCTATTTGGTATGATTTAGAAAACATATATGGAGCTACTCTCATTTCTTGTAGTGTAATGTCAGCTAATAATGCTGTCACTCTACCTTTAAAATTACAAACTACATTATAGTTTCCTGATGTTGAATCAAATGATGCATTAAATTTTTCCAACATTAGTTGGTATTCTACCGCTTTACCATAATATCCCTTTAATTTTAATTTAAATAATGGATATGGTAGTTGAAAAAAAGCGGCGTATGGTGAATTAGCTCCTTGTTCAAAAAGTGTTTGTCCTCTTACATCAGTAAAAGTTATATTTACTATTGGAGTAAATGCTCTACTTAATGAGACTGAAATATTATTAATTCCAAAAGATTCAGAATCAATTTTATTTCTAATTTGTTCATTAAATAATAATTGACCATTAGCTCCTATTGTACTAGTTTGTATCCTTTGGTTTAGTGAACCAGCGTCAGTACCAAATCCTTTACCAGTTTGTGTATCAGTCCAATCACTAGTGTAATAATCTTTACCTTGTGGTTTTAAAAAATTTATTTCACCTTCAAAAACATCAATAAAAGCCTCTGGTGTTTGATTATCTACACCGGCACCACTTATTAGTTTACTTCTTGGTACCACTCTAGCTTTTAAACTAGCATATATTACCAATTCTTCAGATTTAACCAATCTATCTTTTACTCGTCCACCTTCAAAAACTCTGTTTGGGTCTACCAATAAAATATTGTTTTCTGAAAATTCAACTAATACATTATCACCATTAGATATTTCATTTGCCATAATTAATTAAATAGTTAAAAAGAAGATGAATAAGAACTACTACTATTATTTGACCTAGTATTAATGGTACCTTGTCTCCCAGTTGTGTTAGTACTTACGGGTGCCACATAAGTAATTGGTGTGGTACCAATATTTGGAACATCAAAAGTGTTTATTGGTACATTTTTACCATAAAAAAAGAAATAGTCATCCACCGCTTGTTTATAATTTTGCAAAGAAGCTACTAAAGGATACGGAACAATCAATACTTGACCATCTTTAATATTCCATTCCAATCCACCAACTTGTGGATTAGCTTGTAAAATTAACCAACCAAAATATGGACTATCATAATATTGTTGACTTATTTTATCTAGTCTTGAGCTATTAGTTTTATATATAGTTTTTTTGTCTGTAGGTAATGATGGTAATTTAAGAAATGGTATTGTTAAATTTTCACCATTAACGTTAAAATCTGAATATCTATTATAATATCTAGCCATAATTAATAAAATTTTAAATTAAAACTACTAGTAGGACCTAAGCTTTTCTGACTAGCGTTTTCTCTTATGTAAGATTCTAATGTTGGGTCTGTAACTTGTTCGTAAGTCATTTCTCGTTTTTTATCATCTTTTAAATCTGTTAGGTCAGTAGGATAAACTAATTGTGTTAATCCTTGTGATAATGTATTTTTTCCTTCTGGTATTGTTTTATCAACAAACTCTTCTTTAATATCTAATAATTTTCTCATGTAGAAATCTTCATTTAAAGCTATGAATTCAGAACATTTGTTTTGGAAGGTAGTTACCCATAAAGGTGTTGTAAGTGGTGGTGGATAAAGTACATCTATCATTTCAGTTATAAAATTAGCTGGACCTGGATAATTTATATTATTATCTTTTAATGGTTGTATGTTTGTTGTAACTAAAGAATCAACAGTAGATTCATCCATTAAGTCTATTCCAAATAAAATATATTCCATAATAAATGGGTCTAGAGAAGAACTAGATGGTGAACTAAAGTTATTAGCTAATGTTCCAGTTGATGACAAATCAAATTGGTTTTCTGTTGTTAATTTAGCATTCACAACGTCATTAAGTACCGTACTTAAAGCTAAATCACTACTATCACCATTATATATTTTACTGTAACACGTTACTAAATTTGTCAAATATTTGTAATCGTCACCCAATTCTTTTAAAGTGTTATCTGGTGGTGCAACCCCATTAGCTGTTGGGTATACATCAGTCCCACCAGACAATTTAAGTGTTGTCCACTTACCATTTTCACCATAACCGTCAGCTCCCCTATTAACAACATTTAATTGATTAACATACTTAACATAGTTTAATGTTAACGTTTTTAAATTTAAATCTAATTGGGTAAATTGATATTCGTATTCACCTATACTAAATTCTAACTGTTCTAATAAGAAATCTTTAAGGTCGTCTTCTTGTGCTTCTGTAAGTCCATCAGCTATTGTTTGTATATATGTAGTACCACTTTCTATTTTAGATTTATATGTATCACTAAGGTTACTAAGTCTATTTTCCCAACCCTCTGAAAAACCAATTAATTTTCCATTATTAGTATCAAAAGTACCAGACGTTGATGTAGATGTATAATATTCACCTTCATACATTTGTTTTTCAGAAAAGAAAATTTGTAATCCAGCGTAATTTTGTTCACTAATATATTTAAATAGATAATCGTTACTTCCACTTATATATTCATAAGCTGCTTCACTTAAATCATTCCAATTATTTTGATAATTTATAGTACCAGTTTGACCACTAGTACCTTCTTGTGAGTTTGTTCTATCACCTATCGTAATACCATCATTAGATGAAGTATCTTGTTCATCTACCTCATCAGCTGTACCTTGTGGATTATCTAATCCAGTATTATTAATTAAATCAGAATTTTCTTGTATCCAAGCTTGTTCGTCTGGGTCTTTATCTGTTACAGTTAATACAGCTCTATCATCATAAACTTCTGTATTAGCGAAGAAGTTAAATGATAATGCATTTTGTAATTGTGTTACTGGTTCTTTTAACCCTTGACCACCAATATATTTAAAACTAATAGTTACAGCAGCTATCATAGGTTGTACTCCAATACCTTCAGGATTTAAATCTAATAAATTATTATCGTATGTAAAAGAAACATTATCTATAGCTATTTTTGTGTGATAAAAATCACCAACCCTTAAAACACATATCGGTGGTGCACCAAATGATGTATTTTTAGCATCTACAGACCTATTTAAAGTTCCTCCTCTATCAACAACTGTTGGTATTGTAGCACCAGGTCTAACACATTGATTTAAAAAAGTTAATCTACTATTTAAACCTTCGGGTGTAATACTATGAAAACTTGGATGGAAAAATTTAAATTTTTGTTTTAAAGAATCATAAATAAATTCATTTTCTTCTTGTATCATATCAAAATAATCACATTCTGTAACCATTTTTTGTAATATCTTATTAGCGATTTCTCTTCTAGTATTTTTATCTTTTTCAATATTTAATTCTTCTTGTTGTGATATCGGTCTAATTCTTTTTCTATCTATAGGTGGTTTTGGTTCAGGTTCTGGTTCAGGTTTTGGTTTAGCTTCCATATCAATGTTAGATATTGTCACATATCTACAACTAGCTGCTGGAGCAGAATAAACAGCTCCAACTTCTCCAGCCTCACCAGTTCCAGTTGTCGCAGAATATAAAACATTATTACAAAATTCTTCACCTAAAGCTTGACCATCTGGTATATTTAAATCACCACTATCAATGTAAGCTGAAAATGCATTTTTCCCATCTATTTGATAGTTTTTAAACATTTGTTTCACAGAATCTAATCTTCTTTGTGATAATTTTTTGTTATATTCATTAGTAGCGATAGAACTAGCTGAACCATTAAAACTCAATGTAACAGTATGTAATCCCGAATCTAATATTGTTTTTAAGTCCCTAGCAAATTTAGGCCAAACATCTTGATATTCATTATAAGCTACATCATTGAAAAAATTACTTAATCCTTCTTTTTGTGAATCAACAGCTCTATCTATTTGTGGTTGAAATGATGTTCCTCCAGGTACTAAATATTGTCCAAATGAAGACATACTCCCTTCCGCACATTCAACATAACTAACAGTTGATGTAATTCTAGATGTATTTGGGTCTGGATAATCGTTATCAAAATAAAATGTTAGACCTGGTTCTAGAGTTGGTAAAGTTACATTCTCTACTTCTTGTGGTTCTTCTGTCGCTGATTCATTTATAATTTCTCTAGTTGCTCTATCTGATAAACCAGGTGTGTTAAGTTGTTCGTTTAAAGATTGTAACTCATTAACTGAAAATTGTTTCCATTTCCTAGCTAAATCAAATATATCATATCTTTTACACCCAGCAAAAAATGAATCTACTATAGCGTCAGTTTGTTCTGGTCCTAATTTTTCTAATTCTTTCCTAACTAATAAATTAAGAATACTTGGGTGGTCAACAACTATTTTAAATCTTAAACTACCAGTTCTATTTGTACTATTGTAAGTATATATTGGTTCTGGTCTACCTAAAAATGTGTTTTCAGTCCAATTAGCATTACTAGATTCATCAACACTTAAATCATAAGGTGGAAACCACATAATTCTACCCCCATTCGGACCTTTTTCACACGATGGTAAATCATCATATGTAAATCCAGGTTCACCACTAGTTCTCCAAGCTAAGTTCTCTATTGAGAACATATATTTTTTAACTTTACCATCAACAATATTACTTGAACCTTTTCCAGATTCATCAGTTCTATGTGGAGCTATATTTAAATTAAACGGACTATCTAAAACAGAATAAGTTTCTTTTCTGTGGTTAGTATTAAATCTAACCATTCTATCATAAGTGTAATAAGGTACGTCTTTAGTCCATACTCTACAGTATTCTCTTGCTTCTTCAACACCATTTCCACTTGTTGGGTCTGTATTTACAAATCTTCTAACTCTAGAACCTTTAGTCAATTCTTTATACCCATCATTAAATACTTTACTAACTTGGTTCATAGCGTGTGAAACTGACTTTAAAGCCGCTCCACCTTTTGGTACTGAATCAATAATTTGTTGTGTTACATCCATCAAACTATCTTCTCTAAATGAATAGTTTGATGATTTTGTCCTATCGTAATTATTTGGTGTTTGATATCTAGTAGTATTGTCTGTTGACCCTTCTGGTCCTTGTGTTGCACCAGGTTCTTGTGGACCTACTCTATTGTTATTTGCATTATTATTAAATAAAGATGGAATACTGTTTAGAAAACCACCACCAGGTGTTTTATTAGTATACCAAGTAAAACCAGCCGCCGTGTCACCTTGATTAGTATAGGTCCTACCTTTCATACCAAAATCATAATCGTTTTGGTCAAATTCTTTAGATACTGCGTCTGGTCCAAATATCGGAACATAATTTTTACCAGCATATGTGTTTTCTGGTGGACTTGTCATATCAACAATCCTATTTCTAGGTCCACCAACATACTGTGGTGGGTTAGGTGGGAAATTACCAAAACCTAATATTCCACCACCTATAAAATCTATAGCTTCACCAAATCCAACACCTATAGCTGTCTGTGCTTCTGCACCCTCACCATATTGTGGACCATATTTATTATATCTAATAGCTTTAAATAACCTGGATTTAGTACCATTACCAGTATACTCTAAAAATCTTTGTGATGGTGATTGTCTTCTTCTTGGTATTCCTATTAAACTTCCTAATATACCCGTAATATCTGAAATAACTTTTTCAACTCCACTTGAACCTCTAGGTGGTTCAAGTTCAAAGTAATCACCAGGAATATAAGAATAAGGTACATAAACTCCGGTAATTCTTGATACAAAATCTAATCCTTGACCTACAATTGATTTAGGTTGTGTTATTGTATTATCTCTTTGAATTAATGGTTGTCTACCAGTTACAATATCTAAAGCGTCTATTGGGTCTTGTAAAGCATCAACAAAACTTAGTCTGCCTATGGTTTCTTGATATAATTCTTGAGCTATCCGTTCTTGAAATTCACTTCTTAATTGTATTGCTGCAGCTTGTTGTAATGGACTATCTTGTAATAATGTTTGTGATAATAAACCTTCAGCTGATACACCTAATAGTATATCTATTGGTGAATAATATCTTCCTACTGTTCTAAATGGATTTTCACCAAATAAACCAGCTCCAGTTTCTGGTGCTGTAAAATTAGGGTATTCACCTTCATTTACTTTAGCTACACCTTGACTAGTAGTATATATGTTTATAAAATTTGAATAACCACCTTTTGGACCATAAGCGTTATTTAAATAAAGTTTATCTAAAAACATCTCAGAATTTTCTTCAACACTTGGTTGGTCTATAACGTCTTTAACACTTAAAGATGTAACAGAATATGTTGAATTATTATATGTGCCATATGGTCCTATTCCTTCTGGATTTGGTAAATTTTTGGTTAATAATAAATCTCTTAGAGCTTTAGTACCCGAAAAACTTAATTGTGAAAAATTGTTATTTTGTGGAGAACCCGGCATAATTCTTTATTTTACTATAAATATTCGAAAAAAAATTATTAACTATTCATACCCATATTTGGATACCTATTCAAATTTGCGTATCTAGCTAATTCTCTTTCATTGTTCATATCGGGAGCTGTAGTTAAATTAGTCTCAATTAATGTAGCTTTTAAATTCTGCATAAATAAAGAATCACCTATTAATCCTCTCCAATTGAAATCACCCATGTTTATTCCATTTAATTCAATTGGTATTTTTGTAGGCAACCCTGTAAACTCTACCTTAATATTTTTTTCTGGCATATTTGTTGTATTATTAACTAATGAACCTAAATTTGCTCCTCTAGCTCCAGCGGTTAAATCAACACCACTCACAGTGTCATTTACTGAAGGTATTATAAACCCATCGTTAGTTAAAACAGCTTTAGTTTTTCCTTCTGGTACTGTAAAATCATTTGCATTTGTACCATTAACATTTAATGTATTAACATCAAAGTAACCTTCTTGTAATTGAAAACTGCCCTCACTCATTTCTGTAAAATTATTTAATGCATCTGTAAGTCCACCAAAAAGAGTACCTGTTAAAGCTTGTGCAACATTACCTACATCAGCTGTACCTTCAGTAATATTTTCGA